GGTGGCCACGTAGCTCGCCTTTAGGTTCACCACCTCCACCCAGACCTTCACGCCTTCAACCCTCACCGTATACGTCTCTTTCATTTTGCTGCGACCGTAATCGCCGTAACGTTCTGCGTGGGTCGCCAGGGCGATAGCACATGCCCGGCGCGCCAGAGGGGACTGCTGATTGCCGCGGTTAATCAGTCGCATGGTCATCTCCTAGCACTTCAGGTTGCATGCCGGCACGGCAGGCATTGAGCCGCTGTATTTCTTCCCGAATCACCGCAATGCAGTCTCTCGAGTCCATTAAGTAGTCTTCGCCGTGGAGTCGCTCCTGCTCTTTTTCTATCGCCGCGATAAAAGCGTTAGCGATAGACTCGAGTACTGGCTGCGAAAATTGTGATGCTGAAAGCGCTGACATTGCGATTTCAGCCAGGCATTTATCCATCTGCGCCAACTTGCTATCCGGGAAACTTGCAACCATAGCGAGGCGCATTTTTGTGCGTGCGATTAACTCTTCGTTTGTGAATTTGCTCATCTCGTTACCGGGAGGGCGTACCCTCCCGCCTCCCTTAGGCCACGTATTCCGGTTTCATATCTGCCAGGGTGATGCTGAACTGATCGTGCAGTTCGTCGCCCAGATGACGTTTGGCCGCCGCCAGTACGCGCTCAACTTCCTCGAAGCGCTCGGCACCATCCGGTTCGCCGGGCTGCGGCAGAGAGTTAATCGCCGCCTCAACCTTGTTGCGCGCATCCACCAGGTGATAACGCCTCACGGCCTTGTTTTTCAGCTCGGTGTACAGGGCGGAGCCCAGGGTGTTCTTGGCGCTTTCAATGTCGGCCCGAACTGCTTTGGCGTTATCTACGTCCTGTGCTGCCTCAATGCGATCCCGGAATTCATCAGCCAGGCCGTCAATGTTTGCCGCTGATTCCTGCGCGCTGCGCGTGGTTGTTACGCTGTCACCTTTGATATCAGCCAGGCTCACGCGCTGAGCTGGGGCCGGGTTAATTTCCCTCTCGGTGCGCTGCTCAACTTCATCCGGGGTATACACACTCAGAACAACTGCAGGGCAATACAGTCGCGCCCAGTATTTGAGGGCCAGATATGCAATCTGCTGCTTAGGATTCGAAATCCACAGGGGAGAATTACGCGTAATCACGCTGGACAGGAATACCGGTTCGCCCCAAGTGATCTCACTCTCACCGCGAATGACTGCCCCCACACGAACAGATAGGCCTTGCTCGTCAGTACTGGTCCAGCCGCGTACCATTTCTTTTTTGTCGTACGTACCACCGCCTTTCGCTGGCTTCTTAACGATCTCCTCGCGGCTGCTGGCGCATTTCGGCCAGTCACCTTCGTACTCATAGTGAAAACGGCCAACAATGGCGTTGGAGCTGGAGATCACCGCGTTCACCAGCTGCGCTTCGTAACCCAGCACACCGTTGACCAGGTGCGTTTTCTGCGCCACGGCGTAAGGGTTCATTCCCCACTGCATCGCCTGCATGATGATAGCCATGCAGTCGGCAGGATTGCCGCGGAGGTGCTCAGGCACCGTTACGGCTGCTTGCGCCATCAATCCGGCGACAGCCTGAAGCTGGGTTAATGCCTGCACATTGAAAATGGCATTGCTGGCTGAGATCGTGTTTGGAGTCTGCTGTTCAGCGCTTACGATATTTGTGTTTTCCATCGTCATTCCCCTTATGCCTGAGTGCGCAGCGCTTCAAGGCGGCGCAGGTCGAAGTCGTTCAGTTCGTCGGTGTAGTCTTCGGTGATCGGCGCTGGCCACACGCCAGTGTCGAAAGCGTTAGCGATGCGGTTCATCGTCTGGCGATACTCGAGCATGCCCAGCTCAATCAGTTCTTCGCTGGCCTCAACGATGGCGATCCAGTGATAACCCTCGTCTTTGTTAACGAAAATCCAGAAGAACTGATCCAGCGCCGCGGTGTTCATATACATGGCCGCGCTGAGGTGATAATCGCGGTCGATGATTTCGCGGTGCAGACGGGCCCGCAGGCCGGACTGCTTCACATTCCACATGCTGATGGTTTTCAGGTCGGCACCGATGCGTACGGCGTCGATGTCGATTTCCAGATCCGGACGCACGCGGATTTCCAGCCCGGTCTCCTCATCGATACCGAAATAGCTCGTCTCAACAGCGCGACCAGGGTGCTGCAGCAGCTTGCCGGCGGTCGGGTGCTCGTGCAGTGCTTTCTGAATAGCCAGCGCCGTTTGCATCTGTTGCTGGGTAACCAGAATCTTGTCGCCCGGGTTCTCGCGCCACGCATCCAGCAATTCGTCAGCGAATACCGCATCCGGCTTAACGGACTTCACTGCCTGGATCATTTCCGCTTTGGTGCCGGACACTTTCAGCGGTGCCGGTTTCTGCGCTTCCTGCGCCACCAGGTTAGGATTGATGATCGCCAGCTGCTCGAGGAGCGCATCACGGCTGCCACTGGTTTTCACGGGCGAAGGCAGGGTAGCGTTGTACTCTTTGATGCAGGCTTTCATCGCCGTCGCTGTCTGTCTCTTAACGACTTCAACACGCTGGTACTCTGGCGGTAGCAACATGTAACTCTGCGCGGTTTCTTCCATGCAGGCGCCCAGCGGAACCGGCACCGGCAGGGTGGCGTTGTGCTCTTCAAGCAGCGCTTTGATATCGTCTGCGCTTAGCAGCGCAGGCAGGGTGGCGTTGTGCGCGTCGATGAACTCGCGAAGGGTCGCCGCGGTGGTAAATGCCCCCTCCGGAATCACAGGCTCAACGCTGAACTCTTCATAGAGATTTTCCGGCTGCAGCG